CATCATACCATACTTTGTCAAACATACGGTATGGATTTTCGATGAAGGTTAGTTCTCTCGTTTCCGTATCAAGGACATGAAAGCCTCTGGGATCATCATAATCAGACCAAGTAAACTCACCATGAGAACCCAAATAAAACACAGTACCATCGCTGGAACGGTGATGATAATGACCGCTAAGAACCATATCGAACCGATCAAAAGTAGACCGATCATCACCATGCGATACAATAGATCCTCGATACATTTCGAAACCCGAGATCTCAAGATGACCTGCAGCAATTGGCGCATTGCTACTCGTGATTCGTTCAATGCTCTCTTTTCTGTTTTCATCACATATCCATGGTATAAGAAGAATGGGAAGATTTCCAAAAGTAACTAGCTCTGGCGCTTTATCATAAATCTTGATATAAGGATACGAGTTTGCAATTTCTCGTAGCGCGTTTACTTCATTGGTGTTCTTAAAATATGTATCATGATTACCAGCAACCATATAAACGTCAAGTGCACGATCGGTTAGTGGTTGAAGAAAATCTTCTCTCAAACGCCGAGCAGTATTAATATTGACATACTTACGGCGATCCACGAGATCACCAAGATGAAGCACAGTATCAATACCATTGTTTTCAATATACGGAAAAAAGGTGTTGTCGAGGAACGTCTTGTTATTGTCCAAGAAAGCAACGTTGTCATTACGAACACCCCAGTGTGTATCAGTTATAATAGCAATCTTCATTTACGCTTTCTTTGAAATTGAACAGCCGAGATCTTATTCTTGTTACGATCAAGAGCTTCGTTGCAGTAATCGCGAATAGCTTCTACACGCAGAACATAATTTTGATGTTCGTTTTCGCGACGATTTTTGTCAAGCATATTCTCAACAACATCTACCACGTTAATCGGTACTAGGTGCAGGTTCTTCATTCTTATCCTCTACAAATTTCTCTAATCCTACCTTAGCCTTTTTCGAGTTTTTAGTCAACTTATTTTCGAAATTACGGATGATGTCATTCGAAAATTCATTGTTCTTAATTTGAACAGAGTGGCCACCTTCCATCCTAGACTGTTCGTATAGTTCGTCCATGATGCCAGAGTTCTCGAAATTCTTATGTTTAATGTAGGACTGTTTCTTTTCTTTGTCAATACGTCTAATAAATGCATTCCATGCAATCATCGTAAAGAACGCAAACGGATTGTCGTATCTATCTGGATCAAAGTTATCTACTGCAGCAACACAGTTTTCGATAGCATCAGCAATCATATCGTCGCGGTAAGAGTAGTTGATGAAGTTAGGACGATGCGAAAGCCTCTCACATATCTTCATCAAACAAACGCCAACATAATCTGGTACTCTTGGTTTGTTTACACCTTCCGCATCAGCTTTACGAACAGCAGCTTTATACTTTACCATTTCTTCGTATAGAGCTTTGTTGTTTACGTAATGCTTCTTAGACGGTGGTTTCTTTACGATTGCTTTTTCCATTTTATGCCTTTAAGTTTACTGGATATATTTTGTACTCGAATTTCTCTTCATTGTATATCTTCATACGTTCGACAAAATGCAATATTGTGTAGTTTTTACGAGTTTTCCAAGTTAGATCGTCCGCAATGTCATATAGCGTAGCGCTATCTTTACTGTCTGACTTACGTAGTCCACGACCAATAGACTGTAGGTTTCTAATTTTGGACTTTGAAGGACTAGCAAATATAATGTTATGCAAATTGCGAATGTTAACACCTGTGGAGAAAGTTCCATAGCTAGCAACGATAATTGCCTTTGGTGACTTCTCAACAATTCGGCGAATCTCTTCACGGTCTTCACCATCAACACCTCCATGAACAAAGAATACGGGCAAGCCCTCATCTTTAAGTAAATCATACAATATTTTACCATGCTTATCAACAAACTGGAAAAGCAATAGCGTGTTACCCTCGAGCGAGAGCGCGAGGTTCTTTATAAAACGATTACGTGCGTCGTTACGAACAAGAAAATCTACTTCTGCTTGATAGTCATAATTACGGAGTTGCTGACGAATATCATCAGGGTACTTTAGTATTATAGCCTTAATCAAGAAATTAGACAAGTGTTTTTGTTCAATCAACTCAGCAGTAGTTGTTACTTGTCTAACGGGTCCAAACAAGCCTTCCAAAACCAGCTTATGAGTTTGTGAGCCATCCAAGGTGCCAGTAAAACCAAACCGATACTTACAACTGTCAAGCTTAGACAATATACTAGTGAGAGACTTAGCTTTGAAAAGATGAGCCTCATCGCCTATGACCACATCAAACTGTTGGAAATACGCTTTATCAAGTTTGTAAATCGATTGCCAAGTAGAGATTGTGATTTGTTTATCCGTGCGTTTATCTTGTCCTGAATAAATTCGGTGAACATGAGTACTGGCATCAAAGCCATAGTCAGCAAAGTCAGAGGCAAGCTGAGACACGAGACTAGTAGTTGGCACAATAATAAGAGTACGGGCATTGTAGTATCTCGTCAGTAGGTAGATGATAAACGACTTACCAGAGGCAGTCGGCGAGAGCATAAGAGCTCTGTTGTTTCGAACAGCATAAGTAAAAGCGTCGAGCTGATAATCCCTTGGCGGCAACGTTGGTTTAATAGAAGCCACAAAGTCCTGTGCTTCCTTCAACGAAAACTCGTTGGTAGCAAAGTCATCTGACTCTTCGTAGTTATAACCACGATCGTCACAAAACTTCTTGACGTAACCATTAAGTCCAGCGTATAATAGACAAGTCATCGTGTTGAATAGCCGAATCTTACCATCCCAAAACTTGTTACGGTAGGCTGGCATAAACTTGGCTCCTGGAACTTCGAACGTAAAGTATTCGTTCAGCTCGAAGCCAGTTCCTGGTTCACAAACGATTTTGTTGTATACTTCGTCGATCTTCTCGACTCTAATTGTTTCCATTATGCTCCCATAGTGAATCTGTGCCAATCAATTGCAGCTTTGATTTGGAAACCTCTGTTGGTTAGGCTTTTGATGATAGACTCGAGTAACTCGATCTTCTCTTGCTGATAACCAATTTTCAAAGACATATCGATTAGCTCTCTGTCACCTTCCATATACATAGGCATTTCCTGTTTAAGGATCATACCTCTCGCTGGCATAGTCCAGCCCTTTTCCTGCGACTCTCTGGTTGGTCCTTGAGTGTAGAACTCATACTTTTCCAACTTGAGGGATTTCATATCTGCCTCATACTTACGAAGCAGCAGTCTCTCGTTAGAGAACATCTTAAAGTATTTATTGTGTAGTTCTGGGATGCGAATGCTCTCGGTGCCTAGCTCTGTTGCATCGATCTTGCTGTCTTTTTCCCACTCAGCGTAAATGTCTTCTAGCTTCATATCTACTACTCCATAATATATTCTGCTGTCTCATATATGATTATACTCGAATTCGAGCATAAGACAACAAGTATTTTATACGTGATTGATTTCGTAGATAGTATAGCGGAAAGCAGCTTCCACTTCTAGGTAATCAACGTCAGATAATGTTGAATCAAATCGTAGAGATCCGAGCGATACTGGGAATGCATCGCGGAAAGTTACTTCGTAGTTAGGCATTTTCGAATTACTTAGAATTACAAGAGAGATATCCGAAACTAGACCGTCGCCAGTATAGGTTGGAATTTCTTGTAATTTACGGTAATCTTCTGTCGTCTCTGGCTTACCGAGAGAACGGATCCAGTTATAGATTTCCATGTAGTTGGTTAGGTCTTCGTCGACTTTGAACGAGATACGTAGCTCGCCATAGTTAAGATGATCACCCCAGAATGGAATAGCAACCATTGGGTTTGGTGCATCGTATTGAGGTAGATCGATCGAAGGAAAGTTTACCTGCTGGATAAAGAAGTTGACATTTGGCGCTTTCTTGATACTGAATTTAAAACCCAGTGGCGAAAGAAAGTTTTTATTTTCTGGTGTGTTTTCTATTGCAGTCATATCAATCTCCTTCACACTATTTATATGTGAAAAATGGGGAGCTTTTCAGCTCCCCAAGTTTGCGGTTTGAACCCGTCTTTTTCTTCTCTCCTACACGGAGAGTTGTTATTACATAAGGTTGTTAACAATAATACGACGATAGTACTTGTTAGTTGAAGTCGAAAGACGACCTGCACCCTTATTAAGACCTTCAGCAAATGGGTTAGCAACCATGCCATAACGAGTCTTAAAGCCGATCTTTGGCTGGAAGCTCGATGGGTCAACAGCGCGAACCATCTGAAGTGGAACGTATGGGCAATAGAAGAGACCAGCGTCGAATGCTGAAGAACCCTTATAGCCAACAGTTAGGTAGTTACCACCAAGAGCGTATGGGTCAATATAAACGCGAAGACGACCGTTAAGTACGCCAGCGAAAGTATTGCCAGTATCATCTACCTGGAGGTTGTTTGAGTTAAGAGCAGGAGTGTAGTCAAGAACACCAGCCATCTGAAGTGCGGAAGCAACGTCCGAAGAACAGATAACGATGTTACCCTTACCACGACGAGTCTGCTTAGCAATTGCGTTAGCTTCGCGTTCAAGCTGGAACATAAGACCCTTGAACTTTTCTACTGACCAACGACCGTTTGAGTCGGTGTCAAGGTCGAACACACCAGCAGTAGTAGTGTTTTCGGCAGCACCCTGTTCAGCAGTGATGTTGATTTCACGAACAACTTCACGGTTGATTTCTGCAAGAATTTCTGCAGAAAGGATGTTGGAAAGTTCTGTTTCAGCATCAAGACCGTGAATAGCCTTAAGATCCTGAGCGAGTTCCATTGAGTACTCAGCCTTGAGAGCACGTGACTTAGCAGTAACAGTAACCTTCTCGATTGAGAATGCCATTTGAGCGAAGTCTGAATTCTGGTAAGTACCAAGAGCTTCAGCCTGAGCAGTTGACATACCCATGCCAGTGTTATAGTTGGCAGTGTTTACGAGTGGAGTAGTGTTAGTCTGTCCTGGGATAGTACCAGTGAAGCCCTGACCGAAGGTCGAGTTACCAGCAACAACAGTCGAGAACGCAGTGTTAACTTCGTTGTAGAATGTTTCGTTGTCCTGGTTACCATTAGCATAACCGCCTGAGCTGTTAGCCATAGTGTTGTACTTCGAACGCATTGCGAAAATAAGACCAGTTGGACCAGTCATTGGCTGAACGCCGCAGATGTCATAAGCAATGAGGTTAGGCATTGCACGACGAACGAGCGAGATCAGAACTGGGTCGAAAGTGTCAACGCCGCCTGAGCCAGCAGTTGACGAAGAACCGCCCATGAAGTTAGTTGGAATTACAGAAGCAGCAGTTGGCGATTCTGTAAGTGTCTGGTAAGAACCATGAGCAGCAGATTCGCGAAGAGCCTTCTCTGTGTTTTCGAGCATTACAGCAGTAACGCTACGACGGTGGCTGTCCTTAATCGAACCAAGAGCTTCATGGTCGAGAACTGGACTCCACTTCTTTTGGATTTCCTCAGCTAGATACATTTTTGTCTCCCTTTCTAAAGGTGTTTTGTAGTATTATTTATAAAAATTACTTCTTGACTGTCTGTGAGATAGCCTGTACGTAACGATTTACGATTGGGTCGATAACACTAGTAGTAGTTGTAGTTTCGCCTTCGAATGTTTCTTCTTCAATGTTGGAAGCTGCTGGGGCAGTCTTTTCCTTGAAGTAGCTTTCCTTAACGAATGCGAGCTTCTTACTATATGTTTCGATGTCACCGTCGAATTCAATGCCTTCTGCAAGAGCCTTGAACTTTTCTACTTGTGAAAGAGCAAGACCATCGCAGAGTTCTTCGAAGACCTGAACCTTCTCAACATCTGCTACAGCGTTCTTTAGCTCTGCGTTTTCATTGATTGTCTCGTCAAGCTTGGCTTCAAGAGCTTCTACCTTAGCGGCAAGCGACTCAAGAACGTCAATCTTATCTGCAGGTACTTCGATGTAGTGCTCAGCGAAGAGACCCTTTAGACCTTCAATAAATTCTTCCATTAGTTCGTTACGTAGTGTTGACTCGATAGCAACTTCGTTTGCTTCCATCCAAGATTCAACAATGTAATCGAGATAAGCATCAACCTTAGTTGTGAGTTCTTCAGTGATCTCAGTAACAGCTTCAGTTAGCTTTGATTCGAATTCTTCTTCAAGACGAGCCTGTTCAACAACAACACGAGCAGAAACAGCTGCTTCGAATAGAGTTGCAGCATTAGTCTTGAATTCTTCTGAAAGATCCTGACCATTGAACATTTCTTCGACATCTTCCTTAACGTTAAGAGTTGGCATAGCGTCGCGAGTTTTTGGACCCTTGCCGCCCTTCATATCAACAGAAGCCTGATTCGAACCTGACTTGTCGCCAACGCCCCAATCCTTGCCCTTATGATAGAGAGCCTGAGTCTGATCAAACCACTTAACAAGATCACGCTTTGGCATTTCAGCCATTGCACCGATCATAGTCTTCATGATTTCAACACGTGACTTTGGATCATCCTTTACAGGACGTGAAGCTGGCTTCAAAGAATCCTGAGCAAGATTGCCCTCTTCGATAGCTTCAACTTTTTCTACTTGGTCTGTCATCTAAGGTCTCCCATGTGGAATTTACAATTATTTATAAATCTTATTTTTTTACTGATAAAGAAGCAATATAGTTTTCGAAGATGGCTAGTTTCTTCTCTTCAATTTCTCTGCCTGACATTTTATGAATGGCTTTCTTCATGATATCAAGCTTTTCTTCGTACCATGTTCCTTTAACAGGATCATAAACCCATTCAACACCTTCCATGATACCTTTAACAAAGGCATCTGGTGCTGAAGGATCTGCTACGATATCGGCTGCTGTGGCAAGATGGAAATCAGGGCCTACTACCATTGTACCACTTTTGTCTGGATTCAATGTGCCCATGCCACGAGACGAAACTCCCAAAGAAGCGCCGGACTTAAGCAGTCCTTTGGCAATATTGCCCATTGGTGTTTCTGTAAGTTTTGCTTTACCAATAAAATTATCACCATCGCGCTTTAAGCTGGTAATGATATGTGAAACTCTATCCAAGTTAATCTGTGGACCTTGAGGATGGCCTAATTCACCATAACCACGTTTTGCTTCAACAACATCAGAAATATAACGATTAACTTCTCTTTCCATAATTTCTAATGGATAGACACGACCGTTACGATTCTTACGATTGGCCTGTAAAAAGATACCTTCGATGAAGTATTGCTTTTCACCGTTTTCTGTAGCTTCGGTGATATATTGTACTTCTTCAACGAGTTCGGTAATGAGTTTCATTTTAGCCTCTTAGTATTTGTAAGCTACTGGTGTAGCTAACATGCTTGAACCTATGATAACGTCAGTTGGTTCTTTTATAATAATGATCTCACTATTACCTAATACGGTAGTAGAACCATATTGTGTTCCGTTAGCATACTTGAACAACAGAACGGTATTTGCTGTACCAGAATTAACTACGCGAATGATTTTATTAGCACCAACATTGTTTGCAGTACTATTGATACTTATTTCATCGCCTAATGGTTTGATAATCATACGTTTTGTCCTGTGTTAACGTCTACTGACATATTTGGAAATGTCATTGG